AATTATTTTTGTATGCTTCGTCGCCTGCATCGCCTAAAATATTTTGATGTGCTTTCCATTCATTCCAGTCAGTAGCAACTACTTCCATTTCCCAGTCTTGTCGTTTAAAAGGAATAACTTGAACCATTGGAGTACTAGTATTAAATTCATATGCATCTCCTACAGGAGCATTAAACACAAAAGGAAAATTAATTGGTACTCTGTAAGTATCAGTATCAACTATTCCACTTAATGTATGGTAATTATCAGTTGGTACATTTAAAGGATGTGTAAAAAAGCAACTCCAACCTGGAGGTGTTTCTATTATCCAAGGACTACCAAACTTTAATACAGGTTTATCTTTCCATGGAGCATTTTCAAATTGCCCAATAGCATGAGAAGTCATAAAAATGCCACCAGATCCTTTTTTGCTTACTTGTGAGTTAGACAAGTGTGTTACTGTTAACTCAGAACAAAAATTAATAATATATCCTGTTGTAATTGCATCTAAAAAAGGTGGACATTTTTTAATTGTAGGCATTGTTTCAATTGGACCGCCAAGTGATTTAGTTTGTTTAAACCAATTTGGAACCATTTTTGTAGCAGGTACAGGCTGTGGGACTTTATCCCAATCTTCAAATTTATCTACAACCACTTGCTGTGATGTTAAACTATTAATTGGTCCAGGGGGTTTTGTGAATCTAATCTTCAGTTTGTCCATGTTACAATTACTTATACGATAATTATTTGTATGAAGAATGAACTGAACATCAGTGGTATCTTTCCAATACCAATCGCAACAACAACAATAGACTTACCGGACATATCCAAAATAAATTGGGTACAAGGAGATCTGTTTTTGCAAAGTGAAGATGATTTGCATAAAAAAGATTACATGCAAAGCACAGTAACAAACATTTTGGACAGTGCGTGTGCGTTTGCGGAAACAATTGGTTGGCGTAAAGAAGAATATTTTATAACACAGATGTGGGCAAACAAATATGCTCCAGGTACTGATACCAAATCAGGAGGTAATATTTTTTCACATTTTCATTCAAATAGTTTGTTGAGTGGTGTTCTATATTTTGATGAAAATACTCCAACCAGACTTTACAATCATGATAAAACTAGACAGATAATAAAAACTAGTAGTGCAGAAAGCACTGCTTTTACAAGTGAAATTTTTACTATAAATGCAATGCCAGGTAGACTTTTACTGTTTCCAAGTTATATTGTGCATGACAGTCAACCTAGTGATAAAGAACGTGTAACTATTGCGTTTAATGTTTTGCCTAAAAGTTTAGGCATAAAAATGGATTATAACTATCTTGATTTGTCTAAAGTAGATTAAACAATTAAATCTAAAACTGTTTGTAACTTTTCTTTGATTGCTTTGTTCTGAAGTGTATTACGTAACCCTACATGCAAAGGCTTTGGCCAACAATTAACATTAGTCCAAGCATAACCGCTGTGTTCTTCATTTAATTGTGGTATAAATTCTTGTTCAATTATTGCAAGGTATGTATGAAAGAAAAATTTACTATCGTTTGAAGTAAACATTTCTAAAGGAATAACTTTTTTAATAGGTGGTGTTTTACCTACCTCTTCACTTATTTCACGTTCTAGTGCCTTCCAAGGAGTTTCGTCCCCTTCTGCCATACCACCTACAAGTCCCCATTGACCTGCGGTTTTTGTTTTAGTACGTTCTAAGAATAGAAAGCGTTTAGTGCTACGAGCATAAAATAATGCTCCACTACAAACAATGTTTTTATCTTTTATATTACTAGTCGCCATGACCCTTTTAAATATTCACCTTCATAACTTTTTAACCAAGCGTTTGATTCGTTAGTAAATTTATACTGTACGCCTGTATATGTATTAGTTATGTAGACTGGGGTCTGTACTACACTAGAATCGGCACGTTCATCATTTGAACTTGCATCAAAAGTTATTTCCCAAAATGTGCCATTCCATGTAATGATATCATTGGTACTTGCTTGTACTACTGTGCCATCTGCATTTTGCCAAGCATTCATATTAGAATCAGAACTGTCATTTTTTAAATGCTGATGTATATCATTTAAAATTAGATAACGTGTACCTTGTGCTAGATTGTCTAAGTCTGGATTAAATGTTAATGGATCAATTATAGCATCAATAGTTCCTCTACTAGCAACACTGTCTGTAAGAATTGTGTTTCCAGGTACTGTATCACTATCAAAGTTTAAAACTATTTGTGTGTCATCAGTTGGATTTACACTTGCTGTTGCAACAATTTCATTTCCGTCTGCTTTTGCTAATCTTATTGTGCTTAAACCTGCTCTAAATTTACCTGGATATTGATCTAATAGTTTAAACCAACTTACAGGTTCTCCTGTCCTATCAAATGATCCTGGTGAAGTTTCTGTTACACCTTCTGCAGGTGCTAATAATTTAGCAGTATTGTTTAATACTAACAAGCCAAAGTTTCCTGGTGTAACATTCATTGTTGCCATTGGATCTGCCGCATCAATAATACCATCGGAAATACTTCCTGTTTCGTCAAACACACTCATTACAATTTTTTCAATCACACCTAATTGTTTAACTTTTGCAGGAGGTGTAATCCATATAGGCATTGTAAATGCTAGTTCGCCAATGTCTATTTCAGTTTCAGTTCCTTGCGGAATACTTCTAGTGCTGTAATTAACACTTACAAGTTCTATTAAACTTAAACTAGTCCAGTCTACATAGTTTGCTGTACTTTGTATTTCTAAACTTGGGTTAAACAAAACTAGCATCTGTTCCATAATTTGTAACTTTTGATCTGTATTAGTACTCCATACATCACATTTCATTTGTAAGTTAAATGGTACAGGCATAACACGCTCAACTGTGTATCCTGGTCCTTGGGTATCTAAGTATTCACCTGTTGCAGTATCATAGTCTCTTTCACGTAGATGTACTTTACTTACATGTGTTGGGTTTTGAACTCTATCACGAGCATACTCTAAACCTGTAATGTAACAACTTACACGAGGAGCACTTACAACTTTATTTTCACTATTATCTCTAATGATATGTGCTACTTGTCTAGTAAGATTTCCATAACTTGTTGGTATCTTACGTAAAGTGCCTGCACTATCTTTGTAACTAAAGTTACTCATAACACGAACAAATTGTGTTACAAAGCGTCTTATTTGTCCATCATAAAAATGTTGCATTAATTATCTGCCTTTGGTTTAAGTACTTGCGATAATGCTTGACGTTCATCAACTTCTGTATTGTTAATAGTATTTTTACTTTTGTTATTAACAAATGTACCAATTTGATTTTTAGCAGTATCACTGCTAGGTGTTTCAACTCTTACAGCATCTTCGTATTTAACCCATCTATTACCATTGTAACGGAAAAGTCTATTTGGAAAGTAATCAGTTCTTAAAAAGAATTCACCATCACTAGCCGCTTGTGGAAACTGAGATCCAAAACTGTATAAAGCACCGTTTGGTGGAACTCCTTGTTCAGTAAGATAGCCAACATAAAAGTTTCCTTTTGCAGTTTTTAATGTTGGAGTACTTGACCCGTCATCATTAATATCAATGTTGCCTTTATCATCAGTTGGTACTACAAAGTATTGCTTTGTATCATAACCACTAATTACTGGTTGTTCAGGATCGCCTGTA